TCTACCCCGACCAATCCCACGCCATGTCGGATTGGACACCGTTCGGTCTGGGCGCCCGTAGCTCAACTGGATAGAGCACCGGCCTTCTAAGCCGGCGGTTACAGGTTCGATTCCTGTCGGGCGCGCCATTGAAATCAATGGGTTATGATGGTTTCTGTGGCAATGTCCCGAAAATCGTCCTGAAAACGGACTGAAGAATTTCGTAGTTGTGTGTTTTTTTTAACAACTTTCGCGGTACCGGTGTTTCATACTGTCTCCGACCCGAGAGGTCCTGGGCCCTTCCACAGCCCCATATCCCTACCCAGAGAGAAAAGCATGAACACTGCTGTCGGCGAAGGCTAAGTGCCAGGTCTGGAGGCGTATGCCTCAGCGACGGTTCCGGCGCAACCGGACAGAAGATGGATGGAGAATGATATGAATACTATGAATACTGCAGTTGGCGAAGGCTGAGTTAGAGCCGAGCTCCTTAGGCAATTCGTCGCTCACCCAAAGGCCCCGGAAACGGGGCCTTTGCTTTATATTTACACAACGTTCACACAGGGGACATGGAAGTGCAGCACCACAAGAAGGACAACGTAATCGCGCTGGCGTGGCGGCATGTCGTCTGCCCGCTGGCCCGACATGCGGACGCGCTGAGCTGGGTCTTGTTTGCGGTATTTCTCGCCTCGGTCGCCGTCACCGTGTACTTGCGCTACCTGGGGCATGGTGAAAGCGAGAGCTTCTACGGACAGAATTACTCGCTCTTTTGGTACCTGTCCTGGGGGCTCTTGGTCGCCTCGACCATCGGCCCGATGTTCAACGTGTTCCGGGCCCGTAATGAAGTTCCGCTCGGCGTGATGATTGGCGCTGGCGTCACCCACGTGCTCGTTTTTATCCTCATGAGTGTGGTCGTCCTGGTTCAGGCAGACAAGGCTGAGGCGGTGACCGGATTGTTGGCAGCTGTAGCCGGTGCCGTGATGATTGGAATCGGCTGGGTCGTCCAGAACCAGAGTAGCGCTCGTGCATCGAGGCGCGCCCACACCTTTTCTGTTTTGACCCAATCGCGGCTCAGTGCTGAATTTCAGAGTCACGTTAAGTCAAGGATTCTCCACTACCCGGCGGGTAAAGAGATCTCAGTGGAAGATGCTGCGCTCTTTTACAAGGATGGCTTGATCGATGCGGAGAAGAAGCTCGAGCTGAAGTATGCAGAGGATCTGGCGCGTTCGAAGGACGAGCACCACGAGAGCCTGCGCAAGGCGCATGAGGGTGCTCTGGAGGAAGTCAGGTCGAAGTACCTGGCAATGCAGTCGGTAAAGTACCTACTCAACTTCTACGAGTTCATCTGCGCGGGCCTCCGGCTAAAAGAGCTTGATGAGATGATGGTGCGGGCTACCCTCTCCGACGTGGCTGTCGGCATCTATAACGACACGATCCACGTGCGTCGGCATGCGCAGAAGCGGCAGCCGGCAGCTTTCACTGAGCTGGACATGCGCATGCCTAAGGGGGTTTGGCTGGAAGCCGCAGCGCCCGAGTCGTTGAACGAGCAAAAGGCTTAACTGCTTCTCTTCCCCACACCTTCGTGTTTCGGTCCTGAGTTTTCGTCAGTGCCTGACTCTGCGACCAAGGGGAGCGAGTGGTCGTAAACGTGCAGCATGGTGTCTGTGACGTGGCCGCTGGCTTCCTTCTTGTTCCCCTTGGTATCGGTCACGCCGCGATGCTTCAGCCCATGTAGGGCGAAACGCTCGTCTGCGACGATGATGCCGTCCCGCACCGCGTTGCGCATGAATCGTCCCCAGGTGGTGTGCCAGCCGTGGGCGGTGAGCATTTCCCCATCCTCGCTGACGAACAGTGGCCGCATCTTCGGCGACAGCGGTGCATTGAGATGAGTGATGCCGCGTTTGGCCCAGATGGCGGCGCGGCGATCCTGCAGGGCCTTGATCGCGACCTCGGTCTGCTCGCCTTTGCGCACCAGGTTGTCGCGGCTGCCCTTGCGGCGGTTCGTCTGGAGGACCTCTCCCTCCACATGGTGATCGGTCAGCGTGCGCACTTCGATGCCGCGCAAGCGCGCCTGGTAGGCCAGCTCCATGGCCGCCCATAGGTAGACCGGCAGCGCTCCTTTCTCGCGCGCGCCGCGCTCGCTGCAGCGACGTGCGTAGTCCTGCACTCGGCGGAAAATATCGCGCTCAGGCATGCGGTGATCGCGCTTCTCTTTGACCTTCTTGATGCCGGCTGCGGGGTTGGTGGTCACATGGTCATGCTCGCGCGCCCAGCCAAAGACGCGGCGCAGGTAGCTGAGCCAGTGATTCGCCTTGGTCGGGTAGCCGGGAATGGATGCATCACCAGGCTTTGTGCCTGGCCGGCCTTGGGCAATGATGTCAATCAGCCGGCGGATGAACCCTGGCGACAGGCGGTCCACGACAGCATCACCCAGCTTGCTCCCGTTCTTCAGCGGAAACACCTTGATCGCCTTGGGCACTACGCTGGTGACATCACTTCGATGAAGCCGGGAGATAGGCATCACTTCACTGTTTCATACAAAGGGAGCGATTCCGAAGGAAGTAGCTCGGTCGGCTATGCGTTTAAAGCACGACCATGGAATGATTTTGGAAGTGCGGATACGCAGACATCCGCATTCATTGGTCGGTCGATGTCCGGAGTTCCTGGTTCTATTCGCTCATACGTCTCTGCGTCGGCTAGCACTACCAGTGGCGTCGCGCTGGGCAGTCAATCGAACTACCCCACATATCCGTATGTTGGTAACGGGGGGCTCCTGTACTCGCCCATCGATGTTCTTGAGAACGCTATGCAACCACGCGGTTTTCTGCCTGGCGCTTTTGCTCCAATTCATCGCAGGCCCTTTCCTGAGATGACCGTTGTTACTGATGTGGACGGGTTGCCGGTTGGTACCCAGCTTCTGGCAAAGTGCGTAACGGTTGACAGTCTGGCGGGTGGTTTCAGCGAAACTTACACCGGCCAGGTCCTCATCGACATTAGCAACGCGTGGACCTAACAATGGCTATTGCTTCCACGCGATACGGCGTCAGGTGGGCGCGGGTAACCTGGAAGGTGCCCCATGCTGCGGTGCTGCTTGGATGCCGAAGTTCGTCCGGCCAAGTATGGGCGGGACCCGGCTATCTCGCCGGTGAGGCGCCGAAGACGAACGACCCAGCTGAGCCGGATGGCAGGCTGCGCATTCTGAACCAGCCTGCTCAGGGCCGGATCATGGTATTTGAGCGCGGCAGTGGCGTCTGCGTGGCGTCCACGATGAGTCGCGCAGACGGAACGTGGAGAGTAGATCGCCTGAATCCGGCGTTCCGTTTCACGGTCGTCGGATTCGATGATCTCGGTCGGCAGAATGCGGCAATCCAGGACTGGATTGCGCCGGCGGCGCGTGAGTAGCGAATGGACCAACCGGGCAACAGGGTAGTGCTGAACTTGGGGCCGCCGGCTACGGCGGGCGGCGCCTTGGTCGGCCTGAATCTTGGCGTCGATTGGTGGTCGGAGGAGCCGCCCGAACCCGAGCGCACCTACCTTCGGACCAGTTCGTCGCTCTCATGGTCGGTGGCTCGCCCGCGCACAGCCATGATTCTGGTTGGTTGGGGAGGAGCAGACACTGCGTCGATTGTGGCCTCTTCCCTTTGGCGTGGTTCGAAGCGCCTGGAGGGGAATGCCATTGCCACAGGGTGGGGTCTTACTCCACTGCTGAGCCGTGGGGACACCCTGCGCTGGCGGACTTCGCAGGGCGTTCTTCGGAGGTCAAATGCCCAGCCGTGGCGGTCCATGGACTCCGAGAGCGTGTCGCTGCTATCCCGATGGGGAACGCCAGGCATCCTCGGCAGGGGAGGAGCTTTGCGCTGGTCTTCGCAGGGACAGGTGAGCGCATCAACAGAGGCGCGTTGGCTTATGAGCAGTTCAGCGCGGAACCAATGGCAGGGGAGCTGGAGGTGCGGCGATCGTTTGCCCAGGTCTTGGCGGCTTCGCTGGGGGAGTGCAGCCAAGCTTCCATGGATCGTTCGGCCTCCAATTCCACCCGATCCTGATCCCGAGCCTGGTTGGCCGGCCGGAAACGTGGTCGGGCTGAATCTTGGCTGCCCCGTGGTCGGCGGATTCGGGGTCGTTCCACTCAATCTCGGCGTTGTCGCGTGCTACGCGGTCCGCCCTCAACGAAGGACGTATGTCGTGATCAACACCGTGTCATTCGTACGGCTGCCGGACCGTATGCCGATCGAAGTAACAAGAATCACCCTGGAATCGGGCCGAAGCGCCTGGGGCTGGACGTTCGACTTTGAGCTTGCTGATCCCGCGCAGCTGGATCTCCTGAAGCCCACGGCGGCAGGCCCGCGCCAGTTCGAGGTTGTGCTCAACGGCCATGCCTGGACTGGGATCGTGGAGAGCTATCAGAAGCAGCGCGAATTCGCGGATGGGGCGGTGCGCCTCAGTGGCCGGTCGCGCACCGCGCTTCTCGCTGCACCTTACGCGCCAGCTCGGGTGAAGGTAACCGGTGACGATCGGAGCGTATCGCAGCTGATTGCGGAGGAGCTTGCCGATACGGGCTTTACAAGCCAGTACGGGACGGTCGACTGGATCGTGCCTGCCGGTGCGTGGTTCTATGACGCGAACACACCTCTCGATGCCATCAGCGGCCTGGCTGGGGCAAGTGGCGCTGTGGTGCAGTCCGATCCAGCGCAGCCAATGTTGCGTGTGCGGGCCAGCTATCCGGTCAGCCCGTGGCGTTGGCGGGAATCACCTCCTGATCACGTTGTGCAGGAGGACGTCGTCCTTACGGAAAGCCTCCAGATGCGCAGCGCGCCGCTTTACGATGCGGTTGTGGTGACTGGTGAGCTGCCGGGGAAGGGCGTCACCTGCAAGGTGCGCAAGGAGAGTGAGGCAGGTCAGCTGTTCGCGCAGCAGGTCAGTAGCCCGCTGATCAATGTTGCTGCTGCCGGCGCCGAACGCGGTCGGAACATCCTCAGTGATCGCGGTGAGCAAGCCGCCGTCGACCTCACTATGCCGCTGTTTCCCAAGCCGCTTAAGCCAGGCGAGATTGGCCCTATCATGCCGTTGGATCTGGTAGAGGTCGTTGGCGCTGCGGGGAGATGGCACGGGCAGTGCGAGGCGCTGCGCGTTGATGTCGTGATCGATCAACAGGCAGTTGTGATTGAGCAGACCG